TATATGAGATATGCCACCTACCTTAGTGTTGACTTCTTCTTCTTCAGTGAGCATTGACCGTAATTTACTAAATGTTATCATTTTACAACCCTTGTTGTGCGTTTCAATGTATTTATATAACATAAAATAAATAGTATATAAAACGTATCGGCGGAGAATAGCATGGCAGCAACAAGTGGTAAAGCAGCGTGGGATAAGCATTATAAAAACAACATACCAAACCAAGGTGTGTTAGTAACAACCACATTTAATGGAACGAAATGTGGTCCCTTATATAGCGCTGTAGACGGCAAAAGAGTTTCGGATAGAGCGATAGGCGGAACTCAAGTTGAAGTATTGGATCAAAAATGGACTGACGACGCGAAAAAGACCATTCTTATAAGAATCAAAGACACCAAAAAAGAATATAGAGTTAATATTGATCATCTCATTAAACCAAAAACAGGTAGTCGCACAATCACAAACAAATCATTGTCGCCGAAAGGATTGAATTTAACTGTAGGGTCTGGCGTAATTAAAAAAAGCGAATATATCCGCAAAGTGACCGCCGCTGTCAAGGCTATTAGTACAGACATAATAGATGACAACATTAAAGATTTTATGCTTGAGTTATTGGTCGCTAGTGAAAATTCGACCGGCAGATTGACTAAAGGCACCGGCATAACAAATTCTGATATAGGAGTTATCGCAAAAGACTTTGGTGAAGTTACAGGCGCATGGTATTATATTCATACGAATTACGGCAACTTTGACCCCAACGAAATACCTAATGACGCAGGCGATTATATACAATTCCCAACTACGGCTAATCAACGATTGATCGATTACTATGTTTATGACTCCACAACCAATTTGCGGTTTGCAGTTTCAGCTAAAGCTGGTGTTGGAGCTGCAGCTTCGTTAATTTCTGTTTGGGAACTTATAAAAAATAACAAACCAAAAGGAAGAGATGATCAAAAAGTGTGGGAATTCCTAGAAATTGTTGCAGGTAGAAAGTCTGAAAACAGAAACATTTCTGCACTAGAGGCAATACTTGAAGGCGCTAAGAAGTATAATTCAAAGGGATATCAAATTATAAAAGAGGCAATTTTTAACAATAAAGACTATAGCGTTCAGGATATACAAAATTGGGCTGAGCAATTTAAAGATGGTAAATCAGTTCATGAGTATTTACAAAGAACATTTTATTCTAAATTACCAATTTCTCGCACAGCAGATGTCAAGACGATATCTGATGTATTAGCAAGAAATAAATCTGATGGCATGACGGCTAAAACCACAAAAACTGGTATAATTTTATCGCCTATGGGTTATAGTTTAATGGATGAATTAAATGAAAATGACAAATATAAAAAGTACCTCAATCAAGTCTTAAATTCGCTCAGTATAGATCAAGTCCATCTTTACCTTTCGAAAACGGATTTTCGATACACAACTGCTAAGTTTGGTAAGGCAAATTGGGTTTTTGATTATCACAGTAACGCTGGCGAGCCTGCCGGTAATGCGTTCGGTTTCAAGAAACGTTAAAGCCAGTCTGGTTTCTCTCGCTTAGTCCAAGAGTGTAAATGCGTCTTACCATTTCTGTAGTAGTTACGGTAGTTCTCGACAGGACTGATAGGATTGACGATATACTCATCAGCCATAGCGGAGGGTGGAGTGGTGAAGTCATACTCTTTTAGATTGAATGGTGGAGACTGTAAGTCGTAAGCAAGACCGCTGGTATACACCTTATGCTGTCTATTGTAACGGTAATGGTATTCTTCGCACAATCCATACATGTGCTCGACCAACCAGCTATAGTTCTCTATAGAGGCTCGGCACCAGACAGCAGAAGGATGGTTGATATGGGTAGCAGAGTACATTGTCTGTTCTCTACCATCGGGTAACAACCATCGCTTCGCTTTTCTGCCAGACTTGCTCGCGCCCTCGTACTCAACCCCATCGACTATCCGATGCGCAGTAGAGAGCAGTTGAGCGGACTCTAGAATCATCTTGACGACGTGTTTATCTACCATCATACGGGCTGCTACGTATGGGTCATGGTCAACGTAGAAAATGTTCATAGCAAATCAATTGACTCCATCGTCGCTTCAATCCAATCCATAGGAACATCTAGAGCTACTGCAATCGCGACAGGGTCGATACCTGCTTGAAGCATTTCTTGAATTTCAATATCGAGGTCAGACATTTTAGACATAATAAATTCCTCTCTTTTAACGGTAACGGTTGTAATCGTTTAGCGCCAAAGTCATTTCGGTAATCATGTTATCAAGATTACTGTGGATTTCCCAAGCTTCTTCCAGGAGTTCGACAAGTTTTTCGTCGCCAAGAGTTTCAGCCCGTCTCTTTGCTAAGATAATGAGTCCGGTTAATTTACTTGCTTTCATAGTGGTTCCTTATTCAGCCTCGCGAAGATAGAGTAAGAGAAAGAAGACGCACCCGATGGTGACGATGGTGTTGAATTCAACAAAATCAGTGAAAGTAAACATATGTTTCTCCTTAGCCCAGATTCCGACCTTTGATTCCCAGCATCCCCTCGATGGTGCCGTACTTGACACCGAGGTAGTAGTCCAGGAACTGGTAGTCGCCGTTGGTGCCGTAAGCATCGTCCATCCACCGAATGGCAGTGGCGACGTCCACCTTGTTGTCAGACATGGTCTTGGCCAACTGAGCCTTCAGGCTCACCAACGCATTTTCCTCTTCCTGCTGTCGGTCCTGCTCGCGCTGGTCGGCAGTACGGCAAAGGAAGTCCCATTCCGCCTGACGTTCGTCGTCAGTGGAGTTCTCCAACCACTCGTAGTAGTAGTTGCCCGGACGACGCCCATAGGCATCCTTGTGCAGGTCAGAGAAGGAGTAGATGTCGTAGGTGTAGGTGGCGGTAGTATTCATAGCGTTCTCCTGTTTACTCTTTAGCTCAACTATGAATATAGTATAATAAAATAAATAAAAAAAGTCAAGTACTTTTTAAAATTATTTTTTTTCGTCTTTATCGAGACCGAGTATAGAAATCCAAGCTTCATCCTCTTTGGCTTCTCTTTTGTAAGATTCAATCAACCCGTATACAACGGAAGCAATCAACAGCACAATCACACAAACCACAAATACCGTAAACCAGATCATAACGTTTGATACCCCTTTTCCTCTAGTGTATAGTGAACAGCTTTAATATCGAAGGTAACGATGGCTCTCTGACAGCCTAGACAAGGTTTAGCCAAGCCCTGAGTAAATACCTGCTTACTACCGTCTTCCCACTTCATACGGCAGATAACAAGCTCAGAGTCCGATATAGTCTTAAGAGAATAACCATCTTTGATGGCAGTGTAGATAGCATCCGTCTCAGCATGAAGATAGATAGCGTCAGGATGAGAGGAGTATTTCTTTTGAAAAGGATGAGACTTATTCTTGTTCATCCCGATAGAAAGGATGTCGTTCTTGTAGACTAAAGCTGCAGCCACGCGAGCCTGAAAAACAGGCTCCATGGACTTAGCAATTTTCTCCACGACATTCTGCACGGTAAGATAATATAACGGATTCATATCGATAGTATAAAGTATACATGATAAAAAGTAAAGGACTAGATTGCGGATGCAGCGGCAGCGGCTACCTGAATCGCAATGTTAATCGCTTTGTTTAAAGAAGACATCTCGTCTAGGTTAGCACATTGTTCGGCGATAAGCTTAGAGGTCTGTATGTCTTTGCAGAGCTCAACATACTCTTCGTGAGATAACTCTTTAGCTTCATAGCTCTTCGTAATCTCGTTAAACTCTTCGGCTATCGCAGCAACAGTGGCGTCGGTATATGTTTCGCTCATCTTGGTTTACTCCCCAATACTTGTTGAATTTTCTCAGCATTTGTTTTAATTAATTTAAACTTGATCTTGCAGTATGCTTCACTCACATCCTTCTTACCGCTTAGTTCGTCGGTAATCTTGGTCAAAGAAACAGAAACATCATATGACTCTTTGTTTCTAGGAATGTACTGAGTATAGTTCGCTAGCGCATTAGCAGTCAGACGCACAGCACGAACATTACGCTGTGTGGCTTCTTTATCACCACATTCACCTATAGCAGCATCAGCAGAGGTTCTTAGATCAGATGCATATTGATACTCGTTATTATCGAAGTGAGCCATCGTATAAGCATTCCAAAGAGAACACCCAGACAATCCAAACACGATAGGAATTAGAATCAGCTTCTTCATGGTTTCTCCTAGATAAATTGGGCATAGCCCATTTTGTTTATATAATACTCATTGATTGTCTCTTTAGCTTTGTCAATCCACTTGTCCCTCTTTTGTATAAAGAGTTGGGGGACAGAAGACTCAACCGCTATCAAGACCACAAGGTTCGGGACACAAATCCCAGTTCTCTCCTCAAACATAACAGCATAACAAGCTGTCTGCATAAAGTAGTTTTCAATCCATTCTTCTTTCTTTGGTTTAGAAGACGTCTTAAAATCTATTATTGCATTCTTACCATCAAACTTCGCGATACAGTCTGCAGTACCCGCAACACCTAAGTGCTCTGAGTACATTTGCAACTCAATACCGAAAATATCATCCAATCGTTTATCAATAACAGGCTGAATTGATTTAAACAAGTCCAGCGTTAAGATATCCAGTTTACCTGGAATGATTGTTTTATTTTGTAAATAATCTTCACAAACCGCATGAAGCTTAGTGCCGCGACGTGCAGCAGTAGTGGAGATAAAGTTAGCTTCTTCTTCACCAACTCTTTTTCTCCATGCGATTAGGGAGTCTTTTTTATTCCAGTCTAATACCGTGGTGACAGAGGGAAAGCTCTTACCGCTCTCTGAACGATAGAGCCTTCCCTTGTCGGTATTATCTTCTCTAACCAGCTGCCAGTCTGGATTCCGTAGATTGAGGCAAAAGTGTTTTTGTTTCATATTGTTCACGTTTAATGATATACTCTTTAACGGTTTCGCTTCTCACTATGTCGTCAATGTTGAATTCAACTATACCGAAACTACGCATGGTAGAAAGTATCTGAAGGAATTTGTGGAAGCCTGTGGTTTCTTTCTTTAAGTCATTCTGTCTGCAGTCGCCACAGAACACAACCTTGCAATTATCTCCAACACGGGTAATTACGGAATGGAGTTCATCGTCGGTCATGTTCTGAAATTCATCAACAACTACGATACAGTCTCGTAAAGTTATGCCTCTGACAAAAGAGGAAGTCATAAACTCTACGATGTTCTTTTTCTTAAGGATTTCGTAGGCATCGCCTCTATTAATTAGCTCCGAGCAAATAGCGTGGTAAGGTGCTTCGTATACGAAAGATTTTTCTTTGGCTGTTCCAGGTAAGAAGCCCATGTCTCTCGTGGGTACTACCGAACGTACAATCACGACCTTTCTGTAGTCTGAATAACCAGAGATAACTTCGTGGAGTGCTAGGTACAAAGAGATAAAGGTCTTGCCGGTACCAGCGGTACCGTATAGTAGTAGGTTTTTACCAGTTTCAAACGTATCGAACGTTTTCTTTTGATTGGCTGTTATAGGTTCAATTCTAGATAATCGTATGTGGTTCTGTTCTTCGTAGGATGCTTTATGCTGTTTACTAAATCTCCTCTCTTTTTGAGGCAACTCTTCATAGGATTCCAATAGTGTTAGTTTGGTTGTTGTACGATGTTTCCTAGAAGGTTTAATAGGCATAAAGCTCCCTTGTTATTGTGTTTCTACCATGTGTTGATATTACTCCTGATGTTCTTTCGTTTAATCTCTTTGAGGATTTCACGAAAACCAAGATCGGGCTTCTTGAGACCCTGACGCACAGGATCTCCTAAGAATACGGCAGAGATCACAGTCTCTATGTGAGGATTTTGCTCCATGAAAGTATCGTGAGCAGAGACGCTCATATACTCCTCCCAGATTTCTTCAGTTTGCTTGTTTTTATAAGTGTACGTTGGCATAGTGTTTCCCAGTAATGTATTATTTAGTAATACTCTTCTTCTTCAGTAAAACTAATAAGCTCATCAATATTCTTTGTCCGTAAAGCAGACTTCAGCTTCTTGTTCTTTTTTCTATCTCGGAACTCTTGATAGTTGTTATACGCTGTGTTGCTTTCTTCGTCGTCACGATAATTGATAAATTTCTTGCTCTTACTCATACCTCAACCTTTAATTAATCCTGGGAATGTCTCAGTTACTAGCTTCTTGGTAATACCTTTATAGGGCATTTTCTTTTCTTTTACTGCCAGGAGAAGTTTAGCATCTTCTGGGTCTAAAGATTCTAACATATTGATGAACAGCATCTCTCGCTTCGCCTTCGGAATCTTCGGGTCGCCGTCGTTAATAAACAAGTACATCTTGCGGATGCTGTTGTACAACATTGCTTGCTGGTCTAGATACGGGCAAGGTTTATACGGAGGTTCACCATCCGGCAGATTAAATTTAATCTCAGGGTCAAAAGCCAGACGAAGCATATTCATTACGCCCTGATTGGTGTTTTGATTAGCGAGCATTATCTTTTTCTTTATAGCGTCTTTCTCTTCAGAGATCTCTTTAAGGATCTCAGCAATACCTTTTCTCATTGTATTCTCCAATCAAAACTCGTTGATGTTTTCCATTAAATTTTTAAGACGATACTGGATAAAGTAGTTGAACAGTTTGCTGCGGTCTTTCTGTTGTTGTACAAACTGTTCAAGCACTTCTTTCTTGATATCTTCTGGGATGCATTCCAAATCAATTAGCATCTGGTTACGTTTATAATTTCTCAGCATAGTCTCAGTACAAAACTCCTCGGGTTCATGTAGTAGCCAACCTTGTAGCTTCTTACTACTTATTGGGGATTGTCTTTCCGACATAACAAAGACGTTATCATTAGATAGAAAATTAGGGATACCGTCTCCCGCATCTCCTCGAATGATATGCTCTTTCAAAAACAACTCCGGGTTGTCGCATTTAATCCATTTCTTTAGAACAGGACTGTACTGATCTACGTTAGGGAATTTGTGCAACTGTGAAAAGTCTTTGTCACCGGACATGATCAAAATCTTTTCTTGATTGTGATATTCTTTAACCAACGTGGCAATAACATCATCCGCCTCAGCATGAGGAACCTGGATTACCTTATACGGGAACGCTTCTTTTAACTCGTCTCGAATCTTATTAAGCACCTCGAAGATGGCGTTCCAATCTAACTCGGATGCGTCTCTGTCCTTTTTACGATTCGCTTTGTAGTAGGGGTAAATCTGCTTACGCCAGTAGTTCTTGTCATCGCAAGCAATAACAATGTTGCCGTATTTCTCAGCAAACTTTACCTTGTACGAACGAATAGAATTCAACACCATATGACGAACAAGATCTTCTTCAATCTTGATATTCTTATGGCTACCAATCTGCATCATCAGGTTACTAATCATGACCTGATTTAAGTCGACAATAATCACGGTATATTCCTCAGTATTTTATATAGTATACCTCATTATTAAGGTAAAGTCAATCGCTAAATTCTCCATTCTCATCGCTAATCGCAATCAATTTTTCTGCTGCTTCTTGCATTTTGTGTTCTATGCCCATGGTCTTTAGCAAGAGAGATTTTACAGATTCAAGTATCATTACGTTGTCTTTAGCGTATTCATCATTAGCGATATCAAATCCCATACCAGCAATCTTAAAGAACATCTCTTCTACGAGCTCTGTAGAAAGATAATCTACAAACTCTAGCTTGCTTGCTTTGACTTGTTCTTTCAGTTCTTCTAAAGCTTCAATGGAAGAGAAGCTGAATTTCTTTTCGGGGAATTTAACTATGTTCGAGTATTTCTTTTCGGCGGTGGTATCTGCAGGTTGTTCGATTTGCATCTTAATTCCTTATAGTTTTAATTTTCCAGGATGTACCGCATTCTCCGTCCTTATCTTTTGTGCCATCATATGCATAATTATTTGATGACAATCTTCAACCACGCCATAGTTGTTTGAAGGAACATGAATAGTCTTCCAAGCAAGATTTTCTCTAACAACCACTCCACCGTCGAATCCCACCATCGCTATAGTAACGTATCCTTTAGCTTCTGCTGTCTTCAATCCTTGAATTATGTTCGGTGAATTGCCACTTGAGGAAATAGCCACAACCACGGCAGCAGGAGCTGAACAATATTCAATCTGTTTAGAAAACACATCTTCATAACTGTAGTCGTTGGCAATAGCTGTAATCAAAGGTAGATTAGAAGATAGACTATGAACACAAGACTTCAGGTTAGTATCGTGCCATACACCTTTAGTATGGTCGCAAGAGAAATGCTCTGCGATTGCCGCTGAACCGCCATTACCGAACACCAACACAGGCTTTCTGTAAGTTGCTGCCCATAGTAACTCTTTAAGCGCACCATCAACGGCTACTTCATCTGTAGCGTCTAGAGCTTCATCAATCATTTTTTTGTATTCTTTAATCATATATGTTCCACTATGGTGCCAACATCAGTAAAACTGAATTTGGTGTTAGAGTTGGTTTTACATGTCCAGTATTTAAATTTGGGGATGTTTTTTTCAGGCACGTAGAAAAGAATATACCCACCGCCCCCAGCACCTAACAGCTTACCGCCGATAGCACCGTTGCGTAGACCTTCTTCATACAACTCATCAATGTTAGAGTTGCTAATCTTGGCAGACAGTTTCTTTTTTACAGTCCAAGCTTCATGAAGTAGAGAGCCAAAGTCGTTCAGCTTATTCTTTTGCAAATAATTTAAAGATGCCTCAGCCATGGCTACTAATAATTTAGTATTGTCAACGTTTACCTGCTCTTTCAGCCCAGCAACTTGAGTCGCTAATACATCAGAAGCAGACCTACTGATATTTGTATTTATCAGATACAATCTGCTCTGTAACGTTTGGGTTGCGTGCGAGCTAATACCGACAGGCGTAACAGACACACCATCCTTGTTAAAACGGATTACGTTAAATCCACCATACGTGGCTGCGTACTGATCTTGTTTTCCTATCGGCTCTCCGCAGATATCAATCTCAAGCGTACAAGCCAGTTCAGCTAGATCCCGTTTATTAAACTTAACATTGCGCAGCTTAAACAGAGCATGAAGAACGCCGACGGTAAACGTAGAAGAAGAGCCAAGTCCCGTTCCTTTAGTGTTTACATCTGAAAAGCTGCATAGCTCTATATTACTCTTAACACCAAAATGAGTCAATGCTTCTCTAATTCTATCGTGCTTAATCTTATCGGCAGTATCAACCAACTCTAACTCTGAGTAGATGGCTTTTACATGTGGCGCTTCACATAGATTAGCTGCGATATAAATGTGCTTGTCGATGCTTGTAGAAACGACCATACCTTCGTTTTCATTATAAAATTGAGGTAAGTCAGAACCACCACCAAAGAAACTGATCCTCAGTGGTGTCTTGGTTACTATCATGTTTTGAATACCAAAATCTGCTGTGAAGGTTTACGAGATTCCACCGTCGGATATTTAACAAGTAGACCATCCATTAGATTCTTCCACTGCTGGCTGATCTTGGTTATAGTAAAACGGTTGTCCGCATATGCTTTAACAAACTGAAGATACCGCTGGATGTCTTCTTTGTTAACGTGTTCAATCGCATGATCAAGGTAATGATAAAAAAGATTCGCGTGTTCGTTACGGTCTTCATGGTACTGATACATACTAGTTAACCCACCAGAGGTATCCGGAAGAGCAGCGAGGTTAGGATGGACGCAAAGTAGTCCAGCTGACATAGATTCCATTAGAACTCTACAAGACGTCTCTTTCCAGACGTTCGGGTAAGCTAGGATATGCGCCTTACCGACATATTCTCGTAGAACATCTTGATGAACAAACCCATGGTAAGTCATGTTAGGATGATTACGGAATTTATCGTACAACGGTTCGAACTGTTTGTCGGCATCTTCCCAACCATAAATCTTAAAGCTAGAGAAAACATCTAGGTGAATGTTAGGATGTTTCTCAACAAGCTTTTCAACCACAGGGTAAAGAATCTCTAATCCTCGTTGCGGAGTTGAGAAGTAAATCAGTCTTACTTCATCAGGCGACTTATTAATCTCTTCAGGCTGGAATGGCTCGATAGGAGTCTCAATGACTTCTACTTTGTCATTAAGAGGAACACCAAGCTTGACGTTAAACTCATTAAGCTGCCAGTTGCTACTGAACACTAGCTTATGGAATTTAGCACGTCCTGCTTCTTTGCCGAGGTGATTGCAGATAGGATCTTCGGCTAGGTCATGCGCCCAGTAGATACGAATCTTATCGTCTTCAATCTTTTCTAGCCGAGAAGGAATAACTTGAAATTCGTTAGCAAGTTCTTCTGGGATATTCTTTGCGATGCTTCGCTTGGTAATCTCAGTTCCACCAAAAGCATTCTTAGAAACTTCATTCTCTTCAAATCCACTCATCTTTATTCTCCGTCATTAATAATGAATTGACACGCTTCGCGAATATCTTTCGCGAAACAATTAGGTGCAGCGTTAGCAGGCATTTCAGATAGGTAATTGTATTTATCAGGTGTGCCGACGAGGATGGTTGTTAAACCACTAGCGTTACCCGGAACGATATCTTTCCAACGGTCTCCGATTAGGAAACTTGTGTCTCTATCTATAATGTATTCTTTAAGTAGAAACTCGATCATACCGTTGTTGGGTTTGTACCAATCGGTGGCTTTGTTGGTAGCGCACAGTATCTCTTTGACACCGAGGTCTGAATAGAGCATACTGTTTATTTGATGTAGATTAGTCGCCGTCATATCACCATCAGCGATTCCAGGCTGATTGGTCACTATGAATGTTAAGAAGCCAGCAGCTTGTACCGACTTTATAGACTCTTGAGCGTGGTCACAATAAACCAGCTCGTCTTTATGCCAAGGAGAAGTTAAATGCCCGTTAGGACGTTTAACAAGATGATTGATTACACCATCACGGTCGAAGAATACTGCTTTGGTTCTCAATTCTATTTCTCAATTCACTTGAACTAAAGTTATGTTCTCTTGGGATGTAGACTACTTCAATGTTAAGCTTGTTACATAGGTACTTTCCAGTGAAGTCTTTGTCGATGTAATCGCTTCCTAGAAACCGCATATCAATATGCGCAGTAGCAATTAGATTTAATAAATCATCTTCACTATCATATGGGATAATCTCATCAACATACCGACAAGACTTAAGCTGAAGGTATCTCTCATACATCGATTGTACTGGACGATTTTTAGATTTGCGGTCGATGGTTGGGTCCGTCTGCAGACCAACAATCAAATAATCGCAATGTTGTTTACACGATTCAAACAAACTTACATGACCAGCATGAAGTAAGTCAAACGCTCCGCAGGTAAACCCAACTATCATTATTCTTCCTCCGACTCAATATTCTCATAATAGAGATTTGCGGTTTCTAACGCAAAAGCCAGTATCGCGTATGGACTAATCTTAAGAAGTATATTAACGATAATCCATTTAACGAATATGGCTTTGCGCCGTTCCCATCGTGTTAAATCGCTCTCTCTCATGTAGCTACATGATAGTCGATAACACTATCCTTACGAAAAGAACGCCATTCGCTCTTTTCTAAATCCCATACCGCAAGCACGTCAGGGTTGACCTTTTTAGTGCTAGTAGATTCACTTTCCACTTTTGACGGAAGGTAATCTGCGCGAAGAGTGCACTTCATGTTACGAACAGTGCCGTCTTTCTTTGTAAAGGAAACATTGTAGACTTCGCTATGAAGGTTTTCTACCAATTTATCCAACGAGAAACTTTGTACGTTCATGTATTCTAATCCTTTCAACTAAATTTTCATAACCACCAATATATTCTTCACCGTCAAATATCTGAGGAACAGACCTAGCCGTAGGAACAATCTCTAAAAGCATCTGTCTGGTTTCTGGGTTCTCAACAGCATATTCAACGAAATCGATATTTTTACTCTTCAATAGTTCTTTAGCTTTTACACAATATTGACAGTTCTCCTTCGTATAAAGTTTATACATTCTTGCTCCTCAATTATACCTGTGTTTATTAAATAAGTCAATCGATAAATTCGGTCACGTTTTTATCTTCTAAGACGTCGTTAGATAGGTTGTACTTAGGTTGTTTGTCTGAAGAAACCTTTATTTCTACAACATCATAGAGCGTGTTGTTGATGAGAGACTTCTTGTAAGAAGATGCGCCTTGCTCAGTGTTAAATGCTTTCACCACAATATACCCTAAATTTATAAAATCAACTTTTTGTATCACCAGCCAGATTTTCATATAAATGTTCCAGATTGAAACAATTATTTATTCCAGAGTGCTCTTACTCGTTCCCATTCTTTACGGTCGCAGTCATGGCCAAGAGGAAGCCAAGCAGCCTGCGGATTGTGCATCCGCTCTCTGTCGTCTCTACCGAATTCTTCTTCAAGATCTCGTTCAACAAGAGTCCTAACATTAGGCGGAAACTTATCCCAATTAGCGATAAGCCAATCGGCACATTCACTGACAATGTAAGTCATTCGCCCGAGGCAGTAACGAAAAGCAGCAGTCGCCATCAGCCCGTTCATACCCCATGCTTCTTCGAGAGTCAATTCTGATTTAATCTTTTTCATATCAAAGTCCTCGGTTAATCACTTCAAGCATAAATTTAACGCGACCGGGGCAATTCCATCGGTCAGAGATATATCGCAACTGAGCCTTTACACTATCCATATCTTCAATAATGTCTAGGTAATACGCATCGGATTCAGTTAATTCAGGGTCAGTCTTACGAAACCATTCTAATCTTTTTAGCAGATGCTTCTCACACTTCTGAAAATGAATTAGATTACCTTGACGACGGAATCGCTTGAATGCAAGACTGACGTTACGATTGATTTCTTGTGGTCTCATTCTTCAATTCCAAAATGTTCTTTTAGTTCATCACAAGCCATTTTACTTTGTTCTTCACAATTGTTCAAGATACCCATTCGAGTAATACGAGTAATACTTTCTTGAATAATCAACTCAGAGAACTTTGCATAAGCTGCTCTACATTCTTCAGAACTCATTGCCCTAGGATACGGTCTTCCATTCCAATCAACATATAACTCAGCCTGTACAGCCAATTCTAGAATTCGGTCATTCATTTCTGTATCCTTTGATAATATGGGAATCAACACAAATCCAGCCTTGCTGAGATTGTACTACAATACCATTTACTTTGGAACACTTTTCTTCTCGTTCAAGCGAGCGAATGCCTACATACCCTATGAAAACAATACCGAGTACGGTTGAGAATACTATAACTATCACCATCTTTAGCGAGTTCATTCTTGAATGTTCTCCAAAAACAGTTTGACTTGTTTCATTTTTAATCCACAACGCTTTGCGATAACAGACAAACCCATATTATGCTCCACTCGCAGGTGGACAATCATTAGCCTTAAAGCCAATGTCTCTGCACTTTTTGCAGCGTTTGCGGCATGGGACGCAGCATTAGAATGCAGATTGTATAACTGAACTTCATTCATTTTACAACCTCGTGCTCTTCAAGCCAATAGTTATCGCCGAGCATTTCGCGCTCCCGACTGGTACTGTAAGACTGCCCCAGATAACCAAACCGTTCTTCAACAGCTTCTTTACTAAAGAAGACACCCTCAACCGTTTGACCATATCCACGGTCTTCTTGCATAACGATATAGACTTTCATTATAAGATCCTCATTTCAATTTATAAGTCAATTATAATCTATAAATTAAAATAAGTAAACAACTTTCTTTCTTGTAAAATCAACGACTTACGTTATGCGAGAGTGGTGTCTGGAAAAAGAGAAATATAGCGTTATTCTTCCGCTCCGAGACTTCTAATCCACTCCCACGCCCTTCCCGCCATTATCACCATATCTTCTGCCATGTAGGTCACGCTCGCTGCCGTCTTCCTCGCCTCTTCCTCCTCCGCCGTCCACGGACCAAACGCCCATGTCGCCGCCGCCACAGGCTCCCATGCCACCTCCGCCGCTTGTTCCGCCGCGTAAGCCGCTTCCCACACTGTGTCCTCCGTCCTCTCTTCGCACATTCGTGCCCACTCTGAGCCGAAGCCATTGGCGTCAGCAAACGACTGGTGCTGGGCTAGACGTTCCCACATCTTTTCAATGTCCATTATTCCTCTCCCACACGATGGCAAGAATCACATCGAGTCTTCAACCAACCATTATCTTCAATGACCTTGCCTTTGTTAC